GTCCTTTTTCACTAGGATCCAACCCATAAGCATGAAGCATAATCTTCGAAATCAATGGTACTAATGTTGATTTACCACAACTGGATGGTCCCGATAATTTAATACTATACGGTTCATCACGTCGAGGAGCATCAGCAATACGAGCATAAAGTTCTGCCTGACGATCAGTCAATGTCTTAATAAAAGTAGACACCGACATACGTTGGGTGGCACTGGAACAACGAGAAATCAAACTCTTGGCTGTTTTAATAGCAGCTGTTAAGCGAGTCTCATATTTCTCAGGTGTCAAGTTGTAAATTGTCATCAATTCATCTTTTTGATTGGCGATGACCAATGGAAATGCTTGTTCAAGTGTTCTTACTTCCAATTCAAAGACTTGCGTCTCATCCTTACCAAGCAAAAAGCATCCCCATTTTCCGGTGCGAATCTCTTCCCAACTGCCTAGAACGAATTCATAAGCAGCGAAAGCAGACTCAACAAGATCTTGGCACTTTGGCATATTCTCCTTAAATAATCTAAATTGCTTAAGCAAAGTGTCCATATCGAGAGCCTCAAATGAAACGGCGTCAGATACTGCAGCATAAAGTGCAGAAATCTTAACGAAAAATTCCACTATATTGGTCCAAAGAGCATCTTGAATGAATTCGTTGGTATTCGAAAACATATTCAAAATGAGATCTTTATAAGATGATTTTTCCGATGATTGGGACATCGCAATATCAAATGCTGAACGAAACCAGACCAGTGCATACTCGGCATACTCTTTAGGAAAATTCCTTAAGAATAAGCTGGATACATTCACTAGTACTGAATCCCATTCGGGTGTTTTGTAGATGTTATAAAGGGTAGTAAAAACATCCAACAAAAACGATAATACATCCTCTCCTATTACTTCGCGAATAGTTTTGGCATTCTCTATACATTGATGTAAACCATCTAGTAAAGAATTACCATAACCTGCGATCTTAGGAGATAAAGCTTGAGCTTTAGCACCGAACTTACGGTACTTCTTTTTACTATTCTTTATTCCTTCCA